AAAGCAAAAGATAAATAAGGAGCAAAAATGAAAAATTTATTTTCTATATTTCTACTAAGTCTAATATTAACAGGCTGTTCTACCTTTGAATCAACCATCCAAGCTGGAAAAGATATTACCAGTGCGGTTGTTGATGATATTGTAGATGTCAGTAAAACAGTTATTTCTATCCCTGTTCAAGCGATTGGTACTGTTGTTGATAAACTTGAAGAGGAAACAGAATCAGACGAATCAGAAACTGAATAGAATGATTTATGCCTTTATCAAGATATACTTTTCAGCCGGGCATTAATAAAGAAGGAACCTCATATAGTAATGAAGGTGGCTGGTTTGATTGTGATAAAATTAGATTTAGAGCAGGCAGACCAGAAAAGATAGGTGGTTGGGTAAAAAATGTTTCAAGTACATTTTTAGGTTCATGTAGAAGATTACATCAATGGGTTGCTTTAAATGGCGATAAATTTATTGGTCTGGGAACTAATTTAAAATTATATATTAAACAAGGTGCTTCTTTTTATGATATTACCCCAATTAGGTCTACTACTTCTGCTGGTGATGTAACATTTTCGGCAACCGATGGTGATGCCACTATTACTGTAGCAGATACTGCACATGGTGCAGTTGTTAATGACTTTGTTACTTTTAGTGGTGCCGCTACTCTGGGCGGATTAATTACTGCAACTGTTCTTAATCAAGAATATCAGATTGCAAGTATTGTTAATGCTAATAGCTACACCATTGAAGCTAAAGACACTGATGGCGATACAGTTACAGCTAACAGTAGTGATAGCGGTAGTGGCGGAGGCAGTGTTGTAGGAGCATATCAGTTAAATACAGGATTAGATAGCTATGTTTCTGGATTTGGTTATGGTTCTGGTTATTTTGGTCAAAGTGATTGGGGAGGTGGTACATCTGGTTTTGCTTCTCAATTAAGATTATGGACTATTGATAATTTTGGTGAAGATATGATTGCTAATCCTAGAGGTGGTGGGTTATTTTATTGGGATAAAAGTAATGGTGTCTCAACAAGGGCTGTTAATTTTTCAGCTTTATCAGGTGCTGCAGATGTTCCTACAATAGCAAGTCAAGTTATTGTTTCAGAAACAGACAGACATATTATAGCTTTAGGAGCAAATACTATAGGTACTTCTACTCAAGACCCAATGTTGGTTAGATGGTGTAATCAAGAAGATGCTGCAGTATGGACACCAAAAACCACAAATACTGCAGGAAGTCTAAGATTATCTGCTGGTTCTAAAATTATTGGCGCTTCAAGAACTAGAGAAGAAGTAGTTATCTTTACAGATATTGCTTTATATAGCATGCAGTTTATAGGACCGCCTTTTACTTTTAGTATTAATTTAGTAACTGAATCAGTAAGTATGGTTTCTCCACAGGCAGCAATTAATGCTAACAATGCTGTATACTTTATGGATCAGGATAACTTCTATATTTACGAAGGAAGTATACAAACATTACCTTGTACTGTTAGGGCTTATGTATTTGATGATTTTAACTATAGTCAAGTATATAAGGTATTTGCTACAAGAAATGCTAAATTCAACGAAGTTACTTGGTTCTATTGTTCTTCTTCTTCTAATGAAATAGATCGTTATGTTACATATAACTATTTGGACAGAGTATGGCATATAGGAACTATGGATAGAACAGCTTGGATTGATATTGGTTCATCTACTATTGCACCTTTAGCTGCAGGTACAGATAATTATTTATATGATCAAGAAACAGGCTCTAATGCTGATGGAGGCGCTTTAACTGCATATATAGAAAGCGCAGACTTTGATGCAGGCGATGGTAATCAATTTATGTTTATTAATAGGATAATACCTGATGTTTATTTTTATGGTTCATCTGATGATCCAACAGTAACTTATTCAATTAAAACGAGAAATTATCCTCTTGGAACATTAGTAACTGCAACTACAGCCTCAGTTGGTTCTACAACAGGTGTTTCTAATGTTAGAGCAAGAGCAAGGCAAATGAGAGTAAGGGTGGAAAGTACAGATACTGATAATCTTTGGCGTTTAGGCGATACTAGATTTGATATACGTCAGGATGGTAGAAGGTGAGCGACAACTTTAATGTTAAGGAACCTTTAGAGTTACCTAAAATAGATTATGATCAAAATTATTTTTTTAGATTAATCAATCAGCTACGCTTAAAGTTTAATCAAATTCAATCCCCAACTGAAATTAGATCAATTCAGCAAACGTTTGACTGGTATATATCATAATGGCTAATACCTATAAAAATGTAATAACAAGCCTTTCAAGCACTTCTGCTACCAGTGTTTATACAGTGCCTAATGATAAAATTGCTATTGTTAAGACCTTAAGTGCTTATAATATAGATGGAAGTAGTGCTATGACGCTAACAGTCCAGATGACAGACACAAGTGAAAGTGTTACAGTTACATGGGATAAAGAATCTATTGCTGCTGAGACTCGTAAAGGATTTTTGACTAATGGCGAAGTCTTAGTCTTAGATGAAGCCGATATAATAAAACTAACTGCAAGTACGGCTGATAAATTTAATATATTTATAAGTGTATTAGAGACAGATTAACAAGAGAGACCACAATGAATGAAAAGAATCCACTTAGAGAAGTAGCCCAACATTTAGCTTCTAAAGGAAGATATGGCGATACCATGATGGTACACATGAATCCTATAGAAGTTGATATGTTATCCTCTCTATCACCAACAGGGCAATTAACCACTAATCCAGACACAGGACAGAAAGAAGCATTTTTACCTTTGCTTTTTTCTATGGTTGCTCCTTCATTATTGGCAGGTTCAGGAATGTCAGCATTGGCTGCATCTGCTTTGGTAAGCGGACTTGGAACAATAGCCGAAGGCGGAAGCCTTAAAGAAGGGATTACAGCCGGTCTTATGGGTGGTGTAACAGGTGGCTTAATGAATAAATTTGCTAGTGGTAGTGAATTATTTAAAGATGTAGGTAAGACTGCTGGTGAAGCTTTACCAGAAGCTGCGGATGCTTTATCAAATATACCTGCTAATATTCCTGCGCCTACCGATCCTAATATTTTAAGAAATATGTGGGAACAAGGACCACATATGCCAAGTGGTGTACCTACTGCCGATCCTAGCTTTTTACAAAGAATGGGTAGCGGAGTAACAAATGCTCTTAGTCCTGAAAACATAGGACAAACAGCCGGTTCTTTAGGCGCTGGTTTAGTTGGAGAAGCTTATGTTCCTTGGGATACTCCTGATGCAATAGCTGAAGAAGAAAGCGAATATCAGTACGAAGGACCATATATGCCAACTGAGCAAAGAAGCATGATTCCTATGGGTGATCCTTTAGCTTCAGCTTTTGAGGGTGAACAAATGCTGCTTGAAGGTGATGTTTTTCCTCAAGGTTATAATATGCGTCCTGATGGCTATAATTATGGCGGTCTTATAAAGCGTTTAAACAAGGGGGGAATGGCTGATATGCAAGGTCAAATAGAAGCTATGGCTGCTGAACAACGCATGAAGGGTGATCTTATGAATCAACTTGCTACTCTTCCTCCTAATCTTTCTCCTGAAGCACAACGTTTAGTTAATGCTGAAGTACCTGAAGCGATTTTTGAAGAAAGAAAAAGATTTAGGGATTATCAACCAGAAGGAATGTTAAAAGGAACTATGTTTGATTATGTTCCTGATCCTGTTCAAACTACTCGTTTTTTACAAGATAGACTTATGGGCGATAGACCTGTGGCTCCTATGCCACCAACAAGAACGGGCGATAGACCTGAATCTATGGGTAGTATGGCTCCTTTTATGCATGAAACATTTGCTGGACGTAGACCTAGAGAGATAGACTCACGAAGTCATTATATACCTCCAGTAGACACAGTAGATGATCGTGGACCAGATTTTAGATTTACTGAAGAAGAATTAAGAATGCCTAGAAGAAATGGTGAATATGAATTACCTCCAGTAGAAGTTACTGGAGGTAGACCTGCACCTAGAAGAAAATTAATGGAGCCAGTTAGATAATGCCAAAAGGAGGAAAAGGGTCAACACCTCAATCATCCCAATTTAGTCCTATGCCTCAATATGGTGGTATGGGTAATTACATGGGCAATATGGGCAATATGGGCAACATGTTTGGTGGAGGACAAATGGGAATGGGTCGTAGAGGTGGCTTTGGTAATGTAGGAATACCTAATTTTGGTACTTCTCCATCCGGAAAAGCAGGCGGATTTAATAATTTTACGCCTCA